ACAGGCCAGCGGCCTGTAATTGATCTTTCATGGTTGTACTCCTATTTGCCCTTTAGGTTGGTCGTACTCAAGCCCTAATTTTTCTATCAACTTAGCAGCCTTTACAGGGTCTATGCCAATTTCAAAATGCATCTCATCCTTGCGTGTCCAAGTTCCGCCCCAATTAAGGCCGTACTTATGAGTCAATGCCAACAGCATCGGTACTTTCTCAGCTGGGAACGTGCCAGCCTTGCCTAGCGGATGCTTAGTTGCGTTAAGGTCGATTGCACTACCCGATGCGTGGTTACTTAACTTGCCCGGTACGCCTCTAACATCTCGATAGCAGTAGCCCCAGTCATCTAGCGCACCGCCATCGATCGGCTCAATCAGCTCATTAAAATCCTCAGCAAAGGCAACCAATAAAGGCGCGGCAAAATAGGCGCAACGCAGCTTTACCTTGCTGCCCTTAATGGCGTAAGACTTGATACGGATCGACTCAACATCTTTAGATGCTGGCCAGCCGTTATAGCTAATCTCTGTCATTTGCCTATTTTCATACCGTCTGGAATCGGCTTTGAGTAATTCCACTCTTTAATATAATTAACACCATCGCCATCATCGGCCAGCACAATAGTGCCATCAAAGAAATTGTCTTTTGTCTGAGTAATTGTGAGCTCAGGATAAACCGCAATTATTTGTGAATATAGTGACATTTTTATGCTCCTAGGTATTGGCAAGCAAATACGCTTGGTCGATCATTTGCGGCTGTTCCATTTACTTGTACCCCTGATGTGCTGTATTGCGCAATTTCAACATAATCAGCTACGGCTAGATTCATAATTAAAGTTTGTACGCTACCACCCGCACCCGATTGCGTACTTCTAAAACTCGTAAGAGTGTTAAAGTTTGAGCCATTTTTTTTAATTGCCGATGTGTGCGTTTCATTTCCGTCAGCAGTAGTTAATTGACCAGTAATTAGATACTTTCCAGCGTAACCAGATGGAATTGTGATTCGACCAGTGTTTGTAGAATTGTCGTGGAATCCGTTAGTGTCAAATTCCTCAGATGTAAAAGCAATAACTGTGTAGGTAGCTGCTGAAGTGGTTTGATTTGCCACCTTTGTTAAAGAACAGCCAACAAATGTAGAACTAAAACTTTGAACTGTGTCAAAGAATAAAGCGGCACTAGCTGCTGTAAAGTAAAGCTGACCGCCTTCATATTGGCTTAGAGCCAACGATCCTGCTGTGTTTACTGTTGCCGTGCCTGCCGTTACCGTGCAGACACCCGCGCCCACATTTTGTATCTGTACTGTATCGCCAGCTGCAAACAGGGAAGTATTAACTGTAATTGTTGTTGCACTTGCGCTGTTCATTTGTACCACTGTGCCAGCATCGGCAGCTACTAGCGTGTAGCTAGTGGTCTTAGCCGTAGTTGAACCACCGCCCATAGCCGTCTGTTGCAAGCTAGTCATCTGTGCAGCAGTTAGCACCTGACCAGTTGTAAACGTCTGTTTAGCCATTTTGTTATCTCCTTAGTAACTTAGAACTGACGTATCCAATACGCCATATAGGGTTGAATCTAAAATAAAGCCATCGATGATTGGCTCTAAAGTTGTAAAGGTAGTGCGCCACTTATTAGGAGTTACGCTATGAGATACGCCGAAAACTTGCAGGGTCTTTGTAAGGGTAGATGCACCAGGCTGATTAGTAGTAATAGTTACCGGGTCAAAAAAATCTAAACCTAAAGCTGCAATTATGCCTGTGTTGTAATTGTCTGTGTATAGGTCTAGCTCGATTGCATCGCATCTAACGCTGGTTTCTGCACGGCTAGCAACGTATGCCTGGGCATAATTAAGAGCATCAGCATCGGTTTGCATTAGTAAATCTTGCTGGTTATAAGTGTGTGCAAAATATTTTAAGACACTAGCTGCATCCGTAGCAGATTGCACGCTGCCACCTGTGCGAGTCACGTTAGCCTGGTTAAATATCAAAGTGTCATCTAGCCGCCATGTGGCATTAAAATATCCAATATCTGTACCGTTATCGTTAAACACGGTAGGCGTGCCAGCGACACTTGCTGTAGTTACGGTGCGATCTTGGAAAGTCCACGATCCAGAGGCATCTACATAAACTGCGCCGTACTCACTATTAGTAGCTGCGTGCAGGGCTGCTAGGGCAGTACGAGCTGTGCCGGGATCTGCTTGCAAGGTAGTTAGACCTGCATCTACATCGCGCATAGATGCTGGCCACGAAATAGCATCAAGTAAAGCATTTATTCTCGCGCCACTAAGTTGCACGCCTGCACCTGCAACTGTACTGATCTGCGCATTTTGCGCTAAGCGGCTGGCATCTACTGCGGTTATATCTGTGTACACAACATCGGTAGCGTTTTTAGGGGTAGTGGTTGTATAGCTAGTAATAAATCCGCTAAACATTGGGTAGGTAACGCTGCTATAGGTAGCAGATATAGACACTTTACGCATAGGCGTTAAATAGGTGTAATAGGGGCTAGATGCGTTCTGTGGGTTAAAATCGCCATTTTGATCCACAATGCGTAAAGTCATCGTGCCAGTCTGAAACTCATCGGCTGTAGCTGATCGACCGCGCCTAACATTTACGCTATTTACTACATCGCTTACATCTACAATAATTGAAGTAGAATCTGCCAAAATATTAGTATCTAATAAACCTGAATCTAAAATCATGGCCTGAGCAAAACTTGGCCCGGTGCTAAAATTTATGATCGCGTTAATTACGGGTACGGTCATGGCAACGCACCTGCAGCGGTTTGACTATAACCACGTCTTATATTGTCTAGCATAGTTCTATTTATAATTTCGCTAAAGTCATCGCCATCTAATACTGATCCTTCGACCACTATTGTTACTGAGTTATCTACAGACCCACCTGAGCTAGAGGTAGTTGTAGTACCCATGTAATCAGCAAAGCCGCCACCATCAGGATAAATAGGCTGGCCACCTATGCCAAATTCAGGCTTTCTTGGCCCGCTAGGCGGTGCAACTGGCGGGTTAATAGGTGCAGCAAGTAACGCTAAGTAATCCTGTAACGCCTTGTACTTGGCGGCATCTGCTAACGCCTGTGCGGCTGCTACACGCGCAATAATATCTACCTGCGTAGTGTAATTAAGTAAGTCCATAGTGGCCTGAGCCGATGCAACCTTATCTAGCGATGCTAGTTTTGCTATAGATATTAACTCTACCTGTGTTTTCTCGGTGTAGAAATTTGCCTCAGCTAAGCCACCTGATTGCTGAATAGCTGCATTGTATTTAGCGTAGGCAGCCTGGCGCGCTTCAGCCGCTTCAGACTCAGACATCTTTGTAGTTTTAATGCGCTGCAGTTCATCAAGTAACAGCTGGTTAATGTAGTTAAGTTCAGTTTCGCTGATCGTTTTGATACCGGCTAACTTGTTAGTTTGCTGTTCTGTAGTTAATAAGCCCATCATTTTTATATATGAAAGGGCAGCCTCGCCGTTATCTTCCTCGATGGCCTGCATAGCCAATAGGCGCAGGCGTTCATCTTTATCGTAGGTGGCTTTAAGGGCTGCTGCGATCTGAATTTTAGTGAGGTCAAATACAGCAGCAGCCTTACTCAGGGCTAAGCGTTGGGCTTCTGCCTTTTTTTCTAATGCAGCTAGTAATTTAGCCGCTTTAATTTTTGCATCAGCGGCAGCTTTATCCGCTTTGGCTTTAGCCGCGGCGGCTGCAGCAGCTTTTCTAGCAGCTAGTAACTCAGTAGATACACCTGATCCACCTGTAAAGAATCTACGAGCCGATGGTCGTTTCACTAATTTAGAGGCTGTGCCTTCTGTAATATTTCCGCTTACAAAAGCACTAATAAAGTCAAGTAAATTGTATTCGCTGACATCTTTAAGCAAATCGCTAACCGCTGTAGCAAACTTATTTACATTAGCAGTAGCTTGATCTATATCGCCATTACCAGCCATGTCTGCAAATAGATCTACTAAGCCTTCTCCTATAACCTCTTTTGCGTTAGCCGATGCAACAGCCAATTTATCTATAGATCCGGCAAAGGTATCAATATAGGCTTTGTTTGCGCCCTTACTTTGATTAATGAGTATTTCTTGTATCTCAGCAAAACTTTTAGTAGCTAATTCAGCATCCGTTAAGCCTGTGTTTAATTGCTTCAAGCCTTTGTAATTTCCAACGTACGCACGGGATAGCGTGTTAATAACTTCTGTAAAGTCCAAGCCATTAGCTCGAGCTAGATCGACTGCTAAGGCCATTAACTCTTGGGTCTTAGTAGTTGATAAAGTTACCTTTGATAATTTTGCGTAGGCTGGCCTTAACGCATCATCTAAAATGTTTGTTTGTCTTTCAAGATTGCCTATAAAGTTTTCAGCATTTTGTGATTGATAAGCCAAACCTAAGTTTTTAAGGTTTTGCCGTAATACTGTTATAGCTGCATCATCCTCAGCAAAAGCCTTTACGGATTGCTTGCTAAAATTAACTATGGCTCTAGTGCTAAAAGCCAATCCAAAAGCAGCAGCAAGTTTTTTTACATTTTTGGTTAATTTATCTGTAGATTTATCAGCCTTATTGAATGCATTTTTACCTGTAAACTCAGCTGCTATATCTATTCTGACTGATGGATCAATAGCCATTAATTATACCCCACAGCCTTGTTAAACTTATCTCTGGCTTCCTCGATGGCTTTAATTACAGCTGCGTTAGTCTTGCCGTTATCCTTTGACCATGCGCGAAAGATTGCGCGGCCTGCCATTTTGCGACTGCCCACTAATAAACCCGGTAAACGT